CAGGAGTAGTTGCTGTTGTTCCTTCTCGAAGCAGTAAATGGACTGTATTAGCAGTTCATGCAGTTTTGTTTGCACTAGTAACATCTGTAGTGATGTCTTATTACCGTAGTTTTGTGGAGGGTATGAGCAATTACGGCGATTCATGCCCAAATGGGTATGTCGAGGGTCCAAACCAAAAGGGAGAAATTGATTGCGTCCCAGTCGGTGCCAAGACATACGGAATTGGACAGGGTCTAAAATCAAAAACTGAATAAATACATAAATGTGGCGTTGGATTCTTTTTAATGCAGCACTATTCTATTTGCTTGTGCCCGGTGTTCTCGTGCGTCTCCCCCCTCATGGAACCCTACTCCAGCAGGCACTAGTCCATGCGGTAGTGTTTGGAGTTGTCCATCATTTTGCAGGACATGCTATCAAGCCATTCATCATGCGGGAATCCATGCAAAATCCGGATACACATGTCGACAACCCGTGCCCACCAGGATATGAACAGTGTCGTTCCGGAGACTGTAGACTTGCATCCGAAGTTCACTCATTCTGCAATTAAAAACGAATTATGACATGTATGTTGAATATATTGCAGAGAATGGACATGCTTCAGGTATTTAAGTATGACCGCGATGGTGACGTAATTATGGGAAGTGCCTATGAAATTTCTCTAGATGACTATTTCAATGGAGCTACAGAAGAAGTATCCGATGACGATTCAGAGGATGAATAGCTTACCTTAGCAGCCTCTAATAGCTCCAATGCTTTTCTAAGCTCGTCTATTGCAGACTCTAATGATCGATCAGTCAAAAAATTCACACGCGTCCGGTGTAAAAAAACAGGAATTTCTTTTAGATGAATATCTGCTTGGGAAATTAAAGTCCGGTAAAAGACTCTGCTCATGCCTTACAAAAAGAATATTTTTGCATGAAAACGGATTGTTTCATATCAAGAGGATGGATAGCATACAATCAAAATGAAGTTCTCTGATATTTGCAACATTCTCAACTGCCCTACAAATGTTACGGTAGTTAAGCATGACATCATCACTTGTGAGGAGCTGGAAGCAGCCATGATTCTGGATTCGTTCCAGTATGATCCTTGCGTTGACCTCTCCCAAGACTTGGATGAGGACTTGATGGACTATGCCGAGTATCTACTCGACTATGATTACTAAATACAAAACACACAAAAAAGAAAGGGGAGCAATCCTTTTTCATTAAAAATGGAAGGGAACATGGCATGAGTCTAGATATTACATGCAAACAAGAGGATTGAACCGAAATCCGATTGATCAATTTTATACCAAACCGGAAATTGCAGCATTGTGTGTTTCAAAACTTCGAAACTACTGTTGTCAAGGAATTTGGATTGAGCCATCTGCCGGAACAGGTGTATTTCTCGACCTAGTTCCTAATGCGATTGGATATGATATTGATCCAAAATCTTCAAATATAATAAAGAAAGATTTTCTAACTGTAGAATTACCAGAGAATTGTATTGTATTTGGGAATCCTCCTTTTGGACGGCAAAGTTCTACTGCTAAAAAGTTTATTCGTCATGCAGCTCATAAAGCATATTTGATTGCGTTTATATTGCCAAAATCATTCGTGAAACCAAGCATGCAATCGTGCTTTCCATTGGAATTTCATTTGAAGGAGTCAAGTGAACTTCCCACAAACTCATTCTTGCTGAATGGGGAATCTTATGATGTTCCTTGCGTATTTCAAGTATGGAGACGAGAAGTGCATTCTCGCACGATTGATGAACATATACAACCAATTGGATTTTGCTTTGTCAAATTCACCGAATTTCATAATCTTGTAATTCGCCGTGTTGGTGTAAATGCAGGACGATGTTTTCATCCGGATTCACAATCACCCCAGAGTCACTACTTTGTTCGAATTGAAAATGATTCAAATATAGATATCATACTAGAATCTTCAAAGACATGGACAATTCCATCCAATACAGTTGGGCCAAAAAGTTTGTCAAAATCTGAAATTTGCCAGCTTTTACACTCGTGTATGTCTCTTACGAACACTGGACAGGAATGAACTCGCAAATTCAATTCCACGAATAACAGGAGTCATAGAAGTGTATTTTATAAGCGCAGGATGACTTTTTAGTTTTGAAATTGAACATTGAAGACGCCTTTGTGTATTGGAATCTACCTTTGGATTGAACTGAATAATTCCACTTTTTCGATTCAATTCTTCCTTTTTTTGATGAATTTCGCGTTTCGTTGCAAGATCTACTTTTCCACATGGAATTTTACGAATATATGTCATATACTCCTGAATATCGTCAATAGTCAACTCTCCAAACAATGTCTTTTTATCATCTAATGAAATTTCTATAACTTCTGTTACAATCTTCAATTCTCCATCTTGCTTCAACCGAACAACAATACAAGTATGTAGCTCTCGTTCGGGATATAGAAATATACGCCTAGGACATCCCATGCATAACGATCCATTCCCAGTAATCGTCTTGATAGAGATATTTTCATTCGAATCAAACATATTATGTCCCTTGCCAATATCATGAATTGAAGTATACTTGCTCTTTTCACGCAAACCAAATACGACTCGCCGAATTTCATCCTCAACTAGGAATCCATGCTTTTGATTTTCCATTCTATACCATTGGATATACTCAAATGCAAAAATCCGTTTTATACACTACGAATATATTCCCATCGCAGGTAGTCACAAATGAGTTTCCAAATTTGGTCATGTTGGATTAGGCGATCGCGACTTTTGAGCAATGGAAAGTATATTTTATAGTCATCAAGTTCTAATAGTTCAAAGAACTTGTAAAGAATATAGGAATACGATAAAAAATTAGTTCTATCGTCGGGACAATATAATAAAAAGGGAGCTTGTATTTCTTGGAACATTGCCCGTATTTTCTCTTCAATTTCGGGTGTAATAGTAGGAGGAGGATTCCCATTCAATCTGGATAGAATGTGGGTTGCATGTTCATAATATTTTGATCTGTTTAATTTCTTTAAAATTTCTCGCATGTCCTTCTCGGTTAAATTGGCTACATTTTGAATTCTCTGTTTGCGAATTTCACAAATAACTTCATTCATAATTTCATCTGGAATGATTGTAGATTCTTTTGCCTGAAACTGATTTAGAATTTCATTCAGATGATTAATCTTTTTATATGCATAATTATTACGTTCTTTTGGAGGATCACGAAAACTAGGATAATCAGATACGACCAACATATATTCTTCGGAACCACACGTAGGGCATACTAAAATTCCCTCCTCTAAAAGTTCTTCACGTGCAATATTGCATCGCTCACAGTGTTCTGCCACAACTTGTTTTTCTTCAATAAGATCAGATCCCGTGTTTAGTTTCATACGACTGGCATATTCTTCAAATAACTTTTTTTTTGATATTTGAGTGGTATCTGATGGTGTTTGTAAGGACAGATATTTCATGAATGTTTTTTGATCACCAGACACAGGCTGAACTGTTTGTGCTTTTTCAGATGAACCATAATACTTTAACATCAAATCAGCATTTTTAAGATAATAATCCTGCAAAGGATCTGTCTGACAGACCTTCTGCTCTAACTCACGTATTTCTTCCTGAAGTTTTGATGATTTTAGTATATTTGTCAATGTATTTGATTTTGTTAATTCATCAATTTCTTCTATTTTCTCTTGGATTTTAACACGAAGTTCTTCGATATTTAAAGCCGTATCGCGGATATTATTCACAAGTCCTTGATGAATAGAATCGAGCGTTCCTGATACAATCTCTTGATTTCGTAATCGAGTCTGTGTATCTCGAACTTTCTTAATTCGAAACATATTATCCATTTAATCATTCAAACTCGTATCCTTGAAAATACAAAATAACCAAGTGCGATTACTGCAAGTATTGTTGGAATTGGAGAAATCGGAATGTCATCGTAATTTGAGAATGACTCTTTGGATGTCATGCATTGAGAAGGATCTACTTCTTGGCAATTTGCAGGGTCAAAATCGGGTGTTAATTCACTTGTTAGAAATCCAGTAGATCCTCCAGAGGTTACATCGCACTTGTAACACTTGCACGGAGGTTCTGCATCCGCACTAAGTGCTTTAAAAAGATACAGAGGATTCAATGATGCAATATCCCCAACAGTGCCAGGAATCAATCCATTGAAATCAGATCCTAAATCTTTTAATCCAGGTGGTAAATTATCTTGTGTTTGCGGTTTATTATTGATATAATTCGATCGTGGCTGCATGGACTTATCGGGGGCTATACAAACACCACCAGTATTTACAAAATACTGATCTCCTAATGGGGGATCTCCCGTGATCATTGTTTTCACATAGGTCGCAACAGCATCCGCATTGGATCCTAGTTGGCTGAATGTTCCATCGCTACCCACTCCTAACGAGGATGGACCAGGAATTGTATTTGCATAACTATAGTCGGGACCCAATAGATCTGTTTTTACATTGGGCGATCCAGTTGCAATATCCGACCATAGAGAATTACTACCAAGGTTTGCCATTATACTACCGTAAGAATTCCTGTGCTTGTTTCATAAAAACTTGATTGGTTAATGCAGATGGACGTTGAGTTAAAATTACATTGATAGCTGAATCAAATGGATAATGAAATTTTTTACATATATACATTAGACTTAGAAATCCACTGCGATTAATTCCACATTGACAGTGGACATATATAGTTTTGGAGGTGGAATCCCGTAAGAAACTGTCCATCGTAGACTCAAAATAAGAATACCATTTCCGTATATCCGTTGTAAGAGAATCCTGTGCATTCATACATGCATAATTTGCAGGATACCTTTCGCGAAACCACGAAGGGCTATCTTTGTCGTATGCACAATTCACAACATGCGTAATATTGTATTTTTCAACATTCGCAGGGGTTAGGTCTTTTCCGGATCCGAACATGATATTGGTGTGAAGCCGCGCAGGGGGTTCAAAATCCCAACCCTTTGCACGCCTTCGGATTCCAATGAATCGGTCCATTATAATAAATTTCATCTTTACTTTGAAAACGAATAGTTTTTTACGAATCCATATTCTATCAAACAACCAATATGGAGTATATGCGTGTGCACAATACAGAGTTTCATTGTGCCACAATTTATAGGAGGCATAGGCCGATCGCCACAGCACGTAATCGTATCGGAACTCGTTCGCAAGGATGCGGATGGTCAGACAATAGTTTACATGCGGAACGGGCAGTTGTGAAAAGTCTTGGTGACATTTCACAACTGCGTGGGTGTACGCTAGAAGTCATTCGACTCAATAAAAGCAATGAAATCATGAACTCAAAACCATGCAGTGATTGTAGCCTATTTCTTGAAAAGTGTATCAAGCAGTATGGTCTGCGCAAGGTTGTATATTCATCTTAAAATAGGGTTGATGTAATAGTGCCCACTACATACGCAATTGCGACTGCAACACCAGCCAAAATTGCAGCGCCCATATATGATGGAACGCCACCGGCTGTATATGTATTGGGAATATACTGTAAAATCAACGAGCGAGGTGTCGACATTGAAATAATCATAGCCGCCAGAAAGAATCCAAAATATACCATTACATTTTTTATTGCATACCGAATCGTGTGAAAGGCTTGAATCTGTCCCAATGTGGATGTCTTGGGAGCACCCTGCGTGCTTACAGGGCTAATGAATGGATCGCTGCCTCCTGTTACAATGGGGGCAAATGTAGTTGACTGCGGCAGTGAGGGATTCTGCACTGGACCCGACCCTAAAAGTTCACTCAGATCTGTAGCACCCTCCATTTATGTAGAGGGGAGGATTTCACATTGCGTATCTTCCGCATAATACTTGTAGCATTTACTACCTTGCTTCACCAGCTTACCATGGACTTGATCTAGAGGCAATGACAGTGTGCGTTTTGAGAAGAATTGACGATGAAACATAAGAACCGCAATTCCAAATCCGATTAAAAATGAAAGGAAAATCGCAGATTCCTTTTTTCGTAAGATCTCTGCTATCATTTGTGTTGTGATGCGACGAAATTCAAAGATGTAGCATTATTTGAGCATGGAACTTCTTCTGTTCGAAATCGAACACATCCTGTTTGCGTCTGAAACGTGTCTTTGCAGTGAGGATACGGGACATCTTTGGTAGAACGCAGAGGTGGACTGAATACAGCTGCTATTAGAAGACCCACTAGACCTCCGATGAATACCCAAAATAAAGAGAGCATCTTATTGTTTTAAGCATCGTGGTTTATTTCCCCCACAATAAGGGGGTAACCTATAATTGATAAAAGAATAATTAGGTGTCACACATGCTGCCGGTTGAAGTGGACTATACCCATCTGCGATATTTCCAACCTGCTGAACCTTATTGTTCCGTGCTTGACTGAGCACACGAACGCGATTCGTATAGCATTGAGCACTACTCATTTACTTTCAGCTGTTAGAATTCTCAGCTTCCTGCGTGTTTTCAATACAGGCGTCTCCTTTGGAGGCTCAGG